GGCAATGCAAATTTTTCCACTGATCAAAACCTGTACTATAACCCAGCTAATAATATTTTAACAACGACTGTCACTAGTGCGCAAAATGCGGGTCATGCGACCAATGCAGGGGCTGCGCAAACTGCGAGCTATGCGACCAATGCAGGGGCTGCGCAAACTGCGCAAACTGCGAACCGGGCGACCTATGCGACCAATGCAGGGGCTGCGCAAACTGCGGGTCATGCGACCAATGCGGGGGGTGCGCAAACTGCGACCGCGTTATATACGGGTTCTGTGGATACCACTAACGCCAATTACTACATTCCATTTAGGTCCGGACATACTAATGGCAATGCAAATTTTTCCACTGATCAAAACCTGTACTATAACCCAGCTAATAATATTTTAACAACGACTGTCACTAGTGCGCAAAATGCGGGTCATGCGACCAATGCAGGGGCTGCGCAAACTGCGAACCGGGCGACCTATGCGACCAATGCAGGGGGTGCGCAAACTGCGAACCGGGCGACCTTTGCGAACGCCGCGACCAATGCGAACGCCGCGACCAATGCGGGTCATGCGACCAATGCGGGGGGTGCGCACGCTACAAATGGTGGCTATATAAACGGAGGTAATCATAATGCCAATGGGTTATATCAACTGAGACAGGGTGGTTACGATCATTACATTCATTCATCGGTGAACAACCTGTACATCAAGGGCCACGGTGATGTTTCTGAGTATGGTGCAGTACAGGTTATTTGTGGTGTGGGTCGTGGTACTTCCTACAATGCATGCGACTTTCTTAATCATTATGGTGGTGCGGGTGTGCGAGTAAATGGACAGTGTAGGGCGAGTTCATTTGCTCATAATTCCGACGATCGTATTAAGTATAACGAAACACCTTTAACGAATTGTCTATCTATAATAAGTGCTCTGAGGCCACAAAAATATGAAAAATTAACGACAACAAAAGAGTATGGAACATGGATACCAACGAACGAAGAATGGGAGACGACTGATAGAGCAAATAAATTATGGACACCAGAAGTGGGGTTTATAGCTCAGGAAGTGAAACATATTCCAGAGTTGGCATTTGCTATAATAGGTGAGGAAATGGTGGATAAAGTCAAATCCATTTCAGAGTCTGTGTATCATTCATTAAGTTCAAACTTACAGAGTGAATACACCGTTCAATATAGTTATAAATTCGAGAGTATTATAACTAACGCACAGTATAAAGAACTTGATACCGATGCTAAAGATGAGTATGACCTAAATGAAATTGAATCGTACATCTCAAATGGTGTTACAATAACTCCAGAAGAATATAATGAACTATCCGGTGAGGGACGTGATTCTTACGAGGCACTCTATAATTATAATCACTATGAGCGATTTAGTGAGGATGAATACATGGCACTCAGTGTCGAAGAGCGTGCTAGTCATGAGAAATATATAAGCGCATACACGAAAATTATTCCCACCCAAACACCACTCTCAATAGATTACAATTCTATATTTACAACAACCGTCGGTGCAGTTCAGGAATTAAACGAAAAAGTTAAAAATCTTGAATTGCGTGTAGCGACACTTGAAGGTAATTAACGTGATGATCGACGATACATTTTATAAGCTACCGTTACACGTAAAATATTAGATCGCCTTGACGGTCCTAAACCCCGATGTAACATATCGGATTTAAAAAAAATACCCTTATTTTTTATCGGTTCGATTGAAATAATACGACTATTGGTTTTAAATTCTGTATGTCCTTGGATAGCTTCGACATTATTATGATTTATATCACTTAAATATAACATAAATGTATAATGACCATCTTCGATAGAATCTGTGTGGTAGCTTCCATCCAATCCACATGTTTGTCCATTTGCGTATACACGTTCAAGTTCTAAGTCCTCCATACTCACGGATTCTTTAATTTTTTTGAAAATAGTTTCAGAGAAATGGGGCACTTCATTTAGATTCATGTGCCAGAATTTTGTATCATCATCCTTTTCTGTATTGCTTATACCACCATAACTCCAATGATTGTTATCGATTATTTTTATTGCATCATTCAATTCAGTTTCTGTCATGAAATCATTATAGACTTTAATAGAAGGCATACATTTCACATGCATAAACTCTTTAATATATTTAAAGTATTTGATTTAATATAACATAATGACATTCTGTATATTTCCAGCTCCATTTGTTTATTGGAAACAAATAGAGGAGCATGAAACTATAAAGAATAAACTATTACCTAAAATACATAGTTTAAAGGAGCATATCAAGTCTAATACCCCCTTTGGAGCGTGTAAATTTAAGACGAGTCACGGTTTGGGTAAAATTAACGACTTTATAAATGATAAATTCATTCACGATGAGTTGATATGGAAACCATTAGGTGTAATGTTAGAAGGGGTATCCAAAAACAATGGTATAAAATTGTTGAAAATGGAGGAGTTCATGTTGAATGGTGGGTGGTTTAATATATATGACAAAGGTGAATTTCAGGAAGTACATGATCATAGAAATTATCCAATTCATCATAATGGTAAAAAATTTTTTCCTTGTTTTTCTGTCGTCTATATATTGAATAATCCAGGTAAAAGTAACGATACGGTATATAAAATGAACAGGTTACCATTTTGTCCGGATCTTTATGAGCATACACTCGATACTTCAGAAGTTGAAAGTATAAAAGAGGGAACAGTCATCATAACATCTTCACAGATGCCACACTTTGTGAAACCAGCGAAAGAATCAGGTAGAGTCACCTTGGCGTATAATATATTCGCCGCTTATCAGGAACAAAAATAAACTCTCACTATAATATAAATGTCTGGTGGTATTGCCCAACTCGTCGCCGTCGGTGCCCAGGATGTGCACCTCGTCGGTCAGCCCGAAGTCAGCTTTTTCCGTTCTACGTACAAGCGTCACACGAACTTTTCCCAAACTGTCGAGCGTCAGGTCATCCAAGGCAACGTCTCGAACAACGGTATGTCCACCATCCGCTTCGAGCGCAAGGGTGACATGCTCAACTATGTCTACCTCATGCCCATCAAGTCTGATGGTACCCAGTCCAACATCGTCCCCGATTGGACCACTGCCATCTCCAAAGTGGAACTCCTCGTTGGTGGTCAGGTGATCGATGATCAGGATTCTACCTACTCGACTCTCATCGCCCCAACCCTTTCGGCGACCTCCTCTGCTAAATCTGTATCTAGTGGTCTCTACACCGGTTCGGCTTCCGAGCGGTTCTACCCTCTCCGGTTCGCCTTCTGTGAGAACTGGCAGACCGCCCTCCCCCTCATCTCCCTCCAGTACCACGATGTTGAGCTCCGCATCACTTGGGGTACCGCCGCGGATGCCTACAAGTGGGAAGTCTATGCCAACTACGCGTACCTCGATACCCAGGAACGTGAGATGTTCGCGGGCTCTCCCCAGAACATGCTCATCACCCAGGTCCAGAAGGCGGTTGCCTCTGGTTCCAAGATCCAGGAGCTTAACTTCAACCATCCCATCAAGTACATGGCGGCGGCTAAGACTGGGGGTGTGACCATGCTCGGTAACACCAACAAGCTCAAGCTCCAGATCAACGGTACTGATGTGGCTGACTACAAGTTTGCGAACCCCAACTTCACTGCAGTCCCCCTCTATTACCACACCTCCCATGGGAGCTCTACCCCCGGTACGAAACTCTTCACGTACCCCTTCTGCCTCGAGACTGGTAAGCTCCAGCCCACTGGTTCGCTCAACTTCTCCCGCCTTGACTCGGCTCGTATCATTAACGATACCCTCAACTCTGACGAGGACATCTACGCTGTGAACTACAACATCCTCCGTATCGAGAATGGTATGGGTGGTCTATTATATTCTAACTAAATAGTAAATGATTTGGAAGGTTGTCTTCCTCTTAGCCATCGTTTTTGTATTGACGTACGATCCTACTTCCAGGACACTCGAAAAATTTGTTGGTCAGCCTACACCACCAACCCAAAAATCTTGTGAAAATACGCATTACCAAGCCGTCCAATTTGCACAGTCACCGTATGAGTGTCCCACACCAGGTAAAGCTCATATGGGTGCAATTGCTTAAAAAGAAAGTGAGACATTACAGTATAAATGATTCCCGTTAATCGAGATACAGTCATGATGATGGCCACTATCGTATGCGCTATAGGTATTATCTTCCTCTTCAAGGAACTCAATAAGACTAGACAGGAAATGAACTCTTTCAAAAATTTCTCATCTCAGGTGGTTCGGCATCTCAGTGCTCCAGAGCCACCTATCCCTGTACCTACACCTGTCCCAGAACCCAAAAAGGAAGAGGAGACTGTGGCCAAAGAGAAGGAATAAACATATCGTCGTACTATAACTTGCGAATGCGCAATGAAGAAGTACAAAGCGATTGCAGTACCGGTTAGCTTCGTCGATGGGAAACCACGGTTTCTTACGGTGAGGGACTGGAGATTCAAGGATTGGATTTTCGTCACTGGTGGCTGCAGGCGGAGGGAGATTTTCAACCCCCTTCGATGTGCACTTAGGGAACTCGAGGAAGAAACTAGGGGTGTTGTATCCCTAAAGAGTGGTGAATACACTGAATTTAAGTTTACCGTAAAGGAGAGTCCAACGGTGGATCTTGAATATAATGTATTTATATTCTTCGTGAATTACTCGAGAACTGAGCAACAGTCACAACTTAAAAAGTTTTACGAGGAAAAACATAAAACAAATCTAAAAAAAATTTTAAAACAACCCATCAGGAAAACATACGACGAAAACGATTATATGAGTTATGATACTCTCGATGAATTCAATTCACGAAAGCGTTGGAATCTCATTATCGATAATGTCATAAAGAATCCTCAATTTTACGCGTGTATAAGTTCTCTGAATAGAAAAACATTCTCTATAAAATAATGAAGTCCAAGGCGTACATCATGATGCAGATCGGACAACTTCTCGATAAGAATAGGGGTTTATGTGAAGATGAAATTACCAAGTGGATAGAGGAGAATGAATCGAAAACAGTATACGAACTTTTAACCATAAAGAAGGAACTTTCTCAAGGTAAAGAATATCAGGATGTCTCATGTATGAGGTGGTTTAGAGATTAGATATGTAACCTAGGTAAGTATGTTTAAGAGTTGGTGTGCAGAACAAAAATTTAACAATGCAACCAATCTATCACATGTGCTCATGGACGGTGGTGTCCTCTCCGTGCCATTTGATAAATTGAATAACTTTTATGGTCGGTACATAGAAGCTGTTAAGTCAGGTGAGAGACTATATGTCGTCGAACAGAAGAGTGAGAAATATAACTTTTTCGTGGATATAGATTACAAGGACAAGGAAGCCCTAGACCTCGATGAAATCAAGGATGTTTGTAAGGTTATTTGTGACAAGGTTAAACGCCACGGTGGTAAGGATTGTCTCATCTCCGTCTCTCCACCCAAAAAGTGTGGGGAGCTCATAAAGACGGGTGTCCATCTCAATTGGTCAGGGTTCGTCGTCGATCAAACATCTGCAGTCGCATTGAGAGAGCATATACTCATAGCCCTCTCCAAAGCCAAGGGGCGGGGAACGGATTGGAACGAAATCATAGATGCGGCTGTGTATGGAAATGTCTCTAGAAAGACGAAGGGGAGTGGGTTCCGTATGCCATGGTCATATAAAAAAGCAAAACATGATGCATGTGATGGCCAGGGGTGCTCTGGTTGTGAAAAGGGAAAAGTGGATCAACTCGCCTATCTCCCTGTGTTCGTGTATCACCATGGTCCCTTGAGCACACTCATGAAGATTGGAATGGACCCTAACCTCGATATTCTAAAGATGGCCGTCGTTCGTACAAATGAACCACAGGTCACACATGTAGAGCCACCTTCTACAGTTATCAAAGAGGGAACTTTCACATCTGCACAGACGAAGGATGAGGTTCATGATGATGTATTGAAGGGTAAAATTGAGGAGTTCATTCGCACACACCTAGAGGGACAGGGAAATGCATATGTTCCCAAGATTTTCAAAAAGAAGGATACATACCTAGTTTCGACGACATCTAAATATTGTGAAAATCTCAAGCGGGAGCATGGCTCTAATCACGTTTGGTTCATTATCAGTGGTCAAACGATCATTCAGAAGTGTTTTTGTTTGTGTCCAACACTCAGGGGGAGGCGGGATGGGTTCTGTAAAGACTTCTGTGGGCGAAGACACCAACTCACACCAAGTATTGTCGATGGTTTATACCCGAAGAAAGAAGACATCAGGAAGTGTCCAGAAATTAAGAAACGAGCGGAAAAACCCCAGGTGAAGTGTGGTGATGTGAAAGAACCTCTAGAAGGGTTCATCCGGAAGAATATGCACGGACCGGGTGATCTACAGGTGATCACTATCAACAAAGATAAAACACACTTTGTAGCACTCACAAACTCTAATTACTGTGAGACGATTAGGGGGATGCACGAAGATGTTGTGATGTCCTATTTGATCAAGGGTAAGGAAATAAAGCAAAGATGCCCTCGTTGTAATAAAAATACTTCTAGAACACATTGTTTAACACCTGATATTGTAAAGATACTTAAACAGTAGTGACTTGTAAAAGTTAAAATGATCACTCGGTCAGGGCGCAAGATAAATAAACCTAAACTCTTCCAACCAACGGAACAGGATCTCGTAGATGATTATAGTGCAGAAGATCATGACACAGATTTTGATTCTGAAATAGATACTGAAGAGGAACGGCATTCGGATGAGAGCGAGGAAGAGAGTGACAGTGATGCAGATGAAAATGGAAATCTCAAGGATTTTATCGTGGATGATGAGAGTGATAGTGAGTTAGAAGATGCTTAAAAAAAACAGACCTATAATTAGAAAATGGAAACTGACATCGGAAACCCCATTGAGTACAATCCCACTATGGACCCTTTAATGAATGATAAGAATGAAGAACCTGTACAGGATGAACAACCATATTATATGGAGTATCCTATGCAGCCTCCTATGTATCAACCTCAACCCCAAAATGATAAATTTGATTTATTCGAGAAGGTTGATAAATCCACTTGGATTATCGCATTCGCGGTCTTTCTTTTAGGCTTTTTTATGGGGAAAACCATGCAACCAGTGATTCTCAGGTACACTTGAGTACGCTACAAATGTTCCAACATCTCCGTATATTGACTTGATATTCCCTGCATTATCCATTTTGATAAGTTGTGTTGGATACCTAGGCATAATAAATGCATCATCTGTATCTTTGATAAAACCAGTAGTAGTACTGACTTCAGTTTCTGTTTCTGTTTTGTTTTGTAATTCAACCATCGGATTATAAAACAAAATAAAGAAAGTACTAACCAAAATTATTGTAACAATAATCTTGATCATTTTGTTTATTATATAGTAATATTATTTACACAGACACCTCTCCCTCATCCTCCTCCTTAACATCTGCAAGTTTGGCATCAACTTCACGTTTCTTCTGAAGCTCTTCAATTTCAGCGGCGACGAATGCATCAGCTTCCTTCACAAGTTCTTCCATCGGGGAATCAGGCTTCTCCTTCTTGAGACGCTCCAGAACCTCCGCGGGGTGAGAGATTGGTGGTTCATCTGGTTTGGTGTAAAACTTAGAGTTTTCGTCACCGGGAACATACTGGTTAGTCATCGCCGACTTGCGTTCCTGGAACATACGAGCAGCTTGAGACTGATTTTCCTTATATCCAGCCATGATCTCTTCGAGCTTCTCATTGGTGTAATGCACATCCTCGATCTTACCGGCATCAGGGGGAATCAACAGCCACTTGTATTGCTCCACAACATAGATGTCGAAAGTGGGATCCTCCTTTTGGAGGCGCTTAGCGTGATTGGCAGCCTCATCTCGAGTACCGAAAGCACCACGGAGCTTGATACCAAATTTATCATTCTTCTGGGGACACTCGGGACCAATAATAGAGATACACGCGAAGACTTGTCCGGGAACAGTGGTATAGTCAGTTTCAAGAGACATTATATCTATGTAACGATGCAAAACTTTAAGCTATAGAACTCCTAAGTGATATACTTAAAAAATAACGGCAAATACAATTAAATGACTAGGTTCGCATGGACTTATTTGGAATTGTTATGGTTGGTGCGAGATACCAAGGCCATCTACTCAATCATAGAAACAAGTCTCTCGTCCCATTCTTTTGTGCTTAACACAGCACATTCTGATGGTCGTGATAACAGTCGATTAGACGAGAATGTCATTTCAGACTATCTTATCGATACTTTCCCAGGAGTTCTACGAAGAGGGGAGGATAGAGCGCTCGGTGATTTGTGGATTCATGATTTACCGATAAACATCAAAGTCGTCGAAGATCGACCAGGTCAAGCGAATAACTTGGTTGGTTCGACACACTTCATAAAATATATTTTTGATGCACCCACCTGTACTAGTCGTGTAGGTATTGCAAATACCTTGGCTAATACTCCATCTGATAGGGAACTGAAAAAATACGGACTGATTATTGTTGCCAAAAATTCATCACGCGTTTGGGTTGGAAATTTTGACGAAATTCCCGAACAACATATCAAGATTAACCCATCAAATGGTATTCAGATCACATGGCCCTCTGCACACGTCACGAGAACAAATGAAGAGTACCAATCTCTCATCACTAAGAAGATGATGGAACTTTTTGAGAAATGGGCAGAACCACTTAAAGTTTTCAACGCTTTGAGGAGTAATGAGCAAGGAGTTGGGTCAGTTCTTCACGATTAATGAGGGACTCCAACAATATGTGATGGACCGTGTGGAACATTTGGGTAGCCCTCTTCTCGAACCATCCTTTGGGGCTGGACACCTTCTAAAAAAATTCAAGGAATATGATGATACCTACCCCATGCATTGTTTTGAGATTGATTCCTTGATTAAACCATGTCTCACTTTTGATAAAAATCAAACAGTTGTTTATGGAAATTTCATGTCACATCAATTCGATACAAAGTTTAAAACTATCATAGGAAATCCACCTTATGTTCAACAATCAAATGGAAACTTATATCTTCATTTCATCAAGAAATGTTATGAACTCTTAGAAGATGATGGTGAATTGATCTTCATCGTTCCATCAGATTTTATAAAATTGACGAGTGCTTCAAAGATCATATCTGATATGGTTCAACATGGGTCATTTACACACTTTTTATTTCCACATGACGAAAAGTTATTTGACTCGGCGAGTGTGGATGTAGTCGTGTTTAGGTACCGAAAAGGTATATTCACACAAATGGTTCAAGTTAATGATGAGATAAAGTTTTGTAATACAATCAATGGTATCGTGACGTTCAGTGATACACCTCTTTGTGGAGATACTGTTTCGAATGTATTTAATGTGTATGTAGGTCTTGTCTCTGGAAAGGATGAGGTGTATAAAGTTCCATTTGGGAATACAGAAATTCTTCTCGATGAGGGGGATACAGAAAAATTTATCTTTACAACTATATTTCCAAGTGGGAATAAAACAATTGATGAACATCTCCTAAAAAATAAAAATCAACTCATGAATCGAAAGATTAAAAAATTCGATGAGAATAATTGGTTTGAATGGGGTGCTCCGAGAAACATTAAGACGATTGAACAGAATGATAGTCGTCCGTGTGTGTATGTCAGGACTTTGACTAGGAATGATAGAGTTGCCTTCGAGGGTGTGGTATCCTACTTTGGTGGAAAACTTTTGTGTCTCATACCACATGTAGATGTGGATATGAATCGAATTGTAGAATTCCTTAATAGTTATGAATTTAGAAAGAATTACATATATGCGGGTCGATTCAAAATTGGACAAAGGCAGTTAGCGAATGCTATCCTAAGTGAGTTAAAAAAATGAAGAATGTAAGGACTATGGAAGAAATTCGTAAGAATCACAATGAGGCGAAGAGGATGTTGATACAGTCCGTGGTACAAAAGGGACAACATATTCTCGACGTGGGTTGTGGTTTCGGTGGAGATCTTCAAAAATGGCACAAATGTGGGGTCAATATAAATATGTGTGATCCAGAACCTAAGGCCCTCGAGGAGGCTAGGTCCCGTGCAAAAAACATGCGTATGCGTGTCAATTTTTATGAAGGAGATGTCCATGACTGTCCAAATAGAAAGTTTGATGTAGTGTGCTTCAATTTTTCACTTCATTATATTTTTGCTTCAAGGGCATTCTTTATGAGTTCCATCAAAGAAATCAAAAAGCGTGTGAAACCTGGTGGTCATCTCATCGGTATCATCCCAGATTCAGAGAAGATTATATTCAAAACACCCCTAGTCGATGATATGGGTAACTTTTTCAAACTAAAAGAACCTGGAAATGGTGGGTTTGGTGAGAAATTATTTGTACATCTCTCGGATACACCTTACTATGTAGATGGACCAAAATCAGAGCCTGTGGCATATAAAGACCATCTCGTGACACAATTGGAGGATATAGGATTTAGCCTACAACTTTGGGAGGGTCTCAGAGGAAATCCAATTTCAGAACTCTATAGTAAATTTATCTTTGTATATAACAGATGATATCCTTTCTCATACTTCTCATCATAAACCTCTTACTACTTAGCGCGACTCGAGAACCCCAAAGACTAGTGGAAGTCAAGGAAAAGTATCGTATCCTCAGGGAACACTTTAATGAAACGAACAACGAAAAGTTCCACATGTTGAAAAGATACGTCCCAATCACTGGTATTTTGCGTATGAATGGCGCCGTCGGGTACAATACGAACAAGGGTGGGGAGATAGCTGTGTGCTTGGATGGTGAAGTAAATGAAATCTTCCACGTCCTGATCCATGAGTTGGCACACTGTACAGTGACTGAATATGAACATTCACAAGAATTTTGGGACAACTACATAGAACTTCGGGACATTTGTGTAGGACTTGGTATTTACGAAAAAATTCCAGTCAAGACGGAGTTCTGTGGAGAGCATGTCCAGGATAAATAATATATGTATCTATCAAATGAAGACACCTGTAGGTGTTCTACTTACAGCCATTCTGTACTGGGTGGCCATATATGTCATGACTACGATTCCATCTCTGACATCGAATTACCTATTGAATATCACTTGGATGACCATCGTCATTCCTAATATGCTTCGTCTCATGGTGAGTAACATTCCACGACTCGCTGTGGATCGCGTGTTTTTCCTGGCATCTACCGTGATTGCCTTCATACTCACATATACCCTAAACTTCATATTCAGAGATACTAGGGAGGCGATTGAAGACCCAGCTGCTGACAATAGCAAGAAACTTAAAATGAGTGTCTTGCTAGTGGGGACATTCACAGCGGGTGCCCTCGCGACCTATTTTATGGGTATAGATACTTCTATCTACAGTAATATGGGTTGGGAAAATCAGGGCTTGACGATGTAATCCTTGGTAATGTAGAAGATGATAGCAGCCACGGCACCGGTGGTAGCAACACCAATAACACTCCTACCCCCCTGTTCGTTAAGGAACTTGGGGATAGAGGTCGCAAGACGGTCCTGGATAGGCTTACTCACAGCAGCGGCGGCGCAAACCGCGACAACGAGGGCAGTGAGTTGCTCATCAGTCAGGTTGAGGGGGTTCTTCTTTTCGGGTTGAGGGGGCGCCTGAGGGGCAGGGTAGGCCGCTTGGGATTGAGGAGCCGTCATTTGGGGCATCATACCCTGCATCCTGGGTTCATCGTTCATCATTGGGGGGTCCATCATAATATCATTAATGGGAGTAGAATCCATCGTCGTCTCTTTACTTTGACTTATATTTTTTTCACCTCCATTTTGCATAAAAGCCGTGGAAGGATTGTCGTGAAGAGGAACCATTCCCTCACCATCATCAGATAGATTCATGGTATGCACTTGATTAGTGGCCATTTAGTATAGTCACATGTTTTTGAATTCAATACTCAACGCGTCTTCGTAATCTTGAGAGTTGTCTTCTTTGTAGCCTTCTTGGCATCCTGCTCCTTCTGATCCATATGTTTGGGGTTGTACATCTTTTTATGAAGTTGCCATAAATCTGGACCACCTACCCTGAAGTTTTTCCGAACAGTGGCTTTGTACCAAAATACACAATCCTGTATCTTGTTGGACTTTACCGTATTATCCAACACGAGACACTCATAGTTTTCAGTACAAGCATCCATCACCTTATTGAACATATCGAAATTTGGGAAAATACCAAAGAATGACTTAAATAACTTTTCTCTATTCTGGAGGATATTCTCTCTGAGAAGGAAGACATAATCAACATTCGCTCGAAGTGCGGGGGGTAAATCCATACAGTACTGCATCGTCAGCATGAAGAAAATCTTCCAATGCCTACCATTCATAAAACACTGTCGGATACATGTATCTTTGAGAAACTTATTGTCATACATACAATCATCCAAAAGCATGAAAGCCCCACAGTTTTTTTTACCCGCACCGACTAATTTTCTCTGTCTTGCCATGACTCTCTCAATGGCATCCCTATCGTAATCACCATACACGAACAAGTCGGGAATGAATTCCGAATAGAAATGATTCCCTTCCTCTGTCCCTGAGAGAACTATACCAGCTGGGAGATGTTTCTTATGGAACATAATATCCTTCACCAGGGTCGATTTACCTGTATTACGCTTACCAATGAAAACACACACTTTATCATCAGCGATACCTTCAGGTTTGAATTTCCTCAACTGAAGATTCATTCTACTGTAGTGTCTCGTTTTATTTACCAAAATTTTACTCATATAGAGTAGGAATGGCTGGCCGTCTGAGGCTTGCTGCCACTGGTGTCCAAGACGAATGGATCACAGGTGAGCCACAATTTTCATACTTCCTGATGAATTTCAAGAAACATACAAAATTTTCATTTGACTTTGTGGAGAGTCAATTTGATGGGAACATTGACTTTGGACAGATAATTGAGTGTAGAATACCCGGTGATAAGGGTGATCTTGTGAGAAATATGACACTCAAAGTGACCCTAACCGACCCACAACCAAATGACGATGCTGAAAATGATATGGTTTGGTCACCATCTGTGATTACAAACCTCATAGAGTATGCCGAACTTCTGATCGGTGGGCAGCCCATTGAGAAAATCACAGGCGAATATATTTACATGCACCAACAACTTAACAATACGAACGATGACATTGAACAGACGTTGTACTTCCTAAATGGTCATGGAAATTATTTGAGTTATGCAGGTGAATACACATACTTTCTAGATCTACCATTCTATTTCTATAGGAATCCATCCCTTTCTATACCCACATGTGCCCTGACGAAACAATTGGTTGAGGTGAGAATTAAAACGAGACCTCTCAGTCAGCTTGTGAGAAATCTCAGTTCTCCTGATAATCCCGACCCAGAAGGTATTTCTGACGTGACAGCTTCGATTGCTAAATTCTCATTAGACACTGAGTTTGTGTATGTCACTCCCGAAGAGAGGGGGTACCTAATGTCAAGACCACTCGACTATATCATTACACAGGTGCAGGTGGCAAAGTTTATAATGAAACCTGGTGAAAACAAAAAGTCTGTGATGCTCAATTTTCAACATCCAGTGAAGGAACTTTTCTTTGTGTCCCATTCAAAATTGGCATCTTTGAATAATATACCGAATTATTACAATGAAATCGTAAATGCTGAACTCCGTTTCAACAACGAAGTTGTATTCGATCGTGATGGTCTCTTTCTCACGTATGAACAAGCACTTAAACACCATATAAATTCTCCATTAGCACTTGATTTTACACCAGAGGCGATTAATGGTTCAACTCGTCGTTTGGGTCCCTCAAAGTTTGGTATGTACTCATTTTCTCTCAAACCCGATACGCCTTACCCAACCGGTCAAGTGAATATGAGTCGTATATCTCATAAGCTTTTCACACTTGAGATCAACCCTATAAATGCTGCATATGAAAATGATACACGGGTGTATGCAGTGAATTATAATGTGTTGCGTATCGAGAGTGGATTAGCTGGATTAAAATTTTAGATAGATATAGTAGTAATGGCTGGACAAGTACAACTCTCGGCCTCTGGGCCTCAAGAGAGGTTCTTTACGGTAGATCCAGACTACAGTTATTTTGTGGAAAGTTTCAAAAAACATTCGAACTTTTCCACGGAATTTGTGGATATAGAAGCAGATAATCAGTTTGATTTTGGGACCAATGTACGTTTTAAGATTCCTCAAAACCAGGGTGATCTTCTCAAGACATTGAGTGTCAAGATGACACTTCCAGAGATTATTGAAACCAGTGCTACGATGTACATAGAGTCCGTCGCCCATGCAATTATAGAACACGTAGATCTCATCATTGGTGGTAAAGTGATTCAAAGACTCACGAGTGATTATCTTCAGATTTATTCGGAACAGAATGTTACACAAACAAAACAAAAAGCTCTCGAACAACTTATTGGTAAGTATCCCCTCAGAACATCAGATAAACTTGTCGGTGAGGTTATTGAGAGTGGTGGAGGTAACTCTGGTATCGTCATTCATAATACACTGGGTTTAACATCAGACGAAAGTTTCTTTGTTGATCTTCCATTTTATTTCCATAAACACCCAGAACTTGCAGTACCCATGTGCGCCATTGATAAACAAGAAGTTGAATTGGAATTCAAATTAAGAGATGCACAGGATTTGGTCATCAAAGGTGATGGATCGTACAGTACTTTAGAGGAAACCCTCAAACTAAAAGACTTTCAACTCTGTACTGAAGTTGTTTTTTTGGATTCTACAGAACGTATTAAAATTAAACACTCATCCACAGACTATTTGATCACACAACTTCAACAGGATATTTTTGAAGTTGGTGTTGGTATCAATGAAGGAAAATTCAAATTGGGTTTTACAAATCCAATCAAAGAATTGTACTTTGTTGTTCAGAGACAGGGGAGTAACGTGAATGCTGTTGACAAAACGCTTCAAGGTAATTTTGTAACCATATTCGATTACGACAACACTTCGAATGTCCAGGATGGGAAGTTTATACTCTATGAAAATATGGACTACTTAACACTCACCCTAGATGGTCAAGATATCATAACCCAAGATACTGGGAATGTCATCTTCCTAAAGGCTGTTCAGGCCGCGATTCATCACTCAAAGTCCCAACTCATTAGACGATTCTATTCATATAGTTTTGCTCTTCAACCGGAAGAATGGTATCCTACAGGACAGATCAATTTCAGTCTCGTAAAAGATCAAATTCTTAACCTAAGTCTTACGTCATGCCCAGATTTCAGTAGACAAATTCGAGTGTATGCACTCAGCTACAACGTCCTTCGTGTAAGTGAGGGAACTGGTCAAACTCTTTTTGAAACTAAATATTAAACATGAACATACAAACTGGCTTCGGTGACGGAGGTTCTGGTATGGTTGAAGAGTATATCAACACTATGACCGGTATATTGATGCCTGTCATGGAAAAAAGTATGCTATTAGCAGCTGAATATTCCAAAGCGTGTGGGAGGGATACTGTACTCTCAGAGGATATGGAATATGCGATGAAGTATTGTGCTATGTATACGGTCGGTCAGGATATAGGGAGTTTATTTCCCGAAATTTATGATGAAGAGGGTTCGGACGATGAAGACGAAGATGTTGAGGAGGTGGCGGAAGAGGATTGCCCACCCTTTGAAAGGTACTCAGGACAGGAAGAAAGATTCATTCTCGTGAATCGGGCATACGATCGTTGGGAAAGTTGGGTACCCCAGAACCCGACAGAACATATGTTAAAAAATGCTATTAATAGTAATGGGCATCTCTGAGCCAAAGGCATGGTCGTTCTCTGAAACTAAATTTAAGATGTATGAGTCGGAGAGCAGCTCTAGTGATGATTCGTCAGATGACGAACAATTATTCACGAAAATGAAAACAATAAAAACGAAAAAATTTAAAAAGGTTGTCGAGAAGGAGGATCTCTTACCTGAATAATTTTCCCAGAGTACTATATACAATGTCCGCCGTTACCACCGCCCTCCAGACCGTCGATATCGTCACACAGGAGCTCCAGACTCAAACTCTCAACTCCATCGTTGGTGGCTTCTCTTTCGCCGCCGCCATGTCCTGGATGGATTTCATCCGCTGGGTCACCACCCAAATCGTGAAGGTCCCCAAGAACGGTGGTACCCAGTATGCACTCACCGCTCTGGTCACCACCCTCCTCTCGGTGATTGTCTTCTTGGTGATCTCCCGCATTAACACCAATGTCAAGAAGCCCGCGCAGCCCGTCTATGCGATCACTCGCTAAGTTTTTTAGGGTACTTGGGACGCCCACCCTTCATAAAAAATATGAGGAGTAACCCAACTATGATAATCAGTGTAATATAGATGTATTCTCGTTTCCATCTATAAACATTCTCCACTACTTCGGGAATGCTTATAGATTTTTCTTCTTTTTCTGTCACTTCTTCAATTGGAACTTTGGGAAGTCCCTCTAATTTATCGGTTGATCCAGTGATTTCAAATTTCAGTATGTGATCTTGGTTTCTAAAATCATAAGGGATGAGACGACCATGACTCATGTAGAAGAATTCGATTCGAATGTCTCGAATAATTTTTTGAGGACCCGAATGGAAATGGTGCACGAGTGGATCGTCCGCACCGCTAAAGTTTATAAAGTCTGAACCATCTAGAAGTATATGTCCGGTATAAAAGGGTGTAGATGAATAGATATCTTGATTAAATTCATCGGAACCTGTAGTCAATTTCAGTACTAGGGAATTTGGTCCATTCAGATTGATTGCACCTGATGTGAGAACATTACTAGTTGATGTGTAATCCTTAGACCCAAATCCTAATACTTGGTGAGGTGTAGTTAAGGGTGATGAATCTATTATATATCCATTTGTTCCACTGTAAAATTCAAATGTAAAATTGTTATCACCGGGTGTCGTATTTGAAAAAATCAAGTGGTCTGTGTCTTCGTCGTATGTGACCATATCCACATTCGTAATAGGAGGTGATAGTTCTAAATCTAGATCTTCAGCCAAAACGTACCCATTTGAGTAGTTCGTTTCATTTAGTGTTATGTCGACACCATCAACACTAAACGTTTTATTCGTGACACATGTTGTCAATTGAGGTGTGGGAATTCGCCCAGAAACCAATTTAATATTGGATATATCATAAATTGGATTTTCTAAAGTAACGACGTAACTATTGGTGTGTGCATATAGATTCGTTTCACGCTCACTACTATCGATAGATAGGTTATACACCTTCATTAAAATATAGGTACAATATTTTAATGATTGTTTTTGTCTAATGACTATTTTCTAAATGCTCATTGATAAAGGGTATGAGCAAGTGGGTTGTTCTGGAGCTGACGCTTGGCAATATCGAGATGACAAGTGTTGGGGTTGGCATTACCCTTATAGGCATTGAACTTATGGAACGACTTCTGCTGGTATTGTTGTGTCCAGCCACCATTCGCAGGGGCAATGCGTCCATCGATACGAGTCGTATCCGAGCGGACCGTAGTGAGGGCACCACCCTGTTTGAGGGCACTCTCGCGAACATTCATGCGACCAGCATTACCCATACGGTTAGGCTTACCACGACGATCTTCGGGGCGGAAACCATACTTCATGAGCTCCTCGTTTGTCTTCGCGGTTACCTGAGCGGCAGCACTGTTCGTGTAAGCACCACGGAAGTTGGTGATACCTGGTTGAGCCTGGTTGTTGTAATTGTACTGCTCATCATTGCGATCACTCTTGAAACGGGTTGGGTCCTGAGACACAGTCTGAGCGGAAATGAAACGCTTAGCACCATTGAAACCTAAACCATCCGTGCGAAGACCAGTCTCGGATCGGTTTGTTGTGCGCTTGGTCTTTTCATGTTCATTGCGAGGTACAACACCGGACATACCTTGGGCACGTCCAGCCATGGTGGGACGTCGAGAGGGAAGGAAGGAAGTTGTATCGGGCTTGTTATGAGTAAGCTCACCGACAACAGCTGAACGACCACCAGTGACATCAGCAGCTGGACCAGATCTACCTGGGAGAGTGGTAAGTCTGTAGGCACCAGCATTGACAGGATTCACCCTAAACATCTGCTGATAACCACCAACCGCTGGGGTGTCAGCACTCACACCGAGACCTGGACCGACGAGTTGCTTCTCGACAGGGGATAAATTGTTCATACGACCTTGATCATACATACGGTTGCGCATGTTCAGGATTTCCTGGCCACCACTTCGCTGTTGCATAGAAATGTCACCAAAACTCTCCATCTCCATCTTCTGAGGAACACCGAGGGGTATATCGAAGTTGTTATTCTGTATTTCTATAGGAGCTTTGGCTACTGGTTTTTCAACACCCCTCTCAATCACAGGGGGTGGAACAGACTTAGTACTCAAAGTTCGACCGGCATATACTAGACCGGCCACAGCCATGATCGAAATGGGATCAGCCATTCTTACTTCTTACCGACATTTTTATTAGCGTACCTTTGCTGAAAGAGACCGTTCTGAACTTCGGCGCGAGTGCTCGCTGGTTCATATCGCATGGTACGGAGAGGAGTCTTACACTCCATGTTGGACAGTGGGAAGAGATTACGCTCATAGGTTTGGACGATATTCTTGTTGAAACGGGAAGTGGTTTGGGGACGGAGTTGGTCACTCGTATCGATATATTGGGCTGGTGACCCCTTACCAGCCATGTATGGAGCAGTCCCATACAACATGGTGTTAGGGCGGCACCCACCACAGTTGAGAGTACTGGGCTGAGGATACACAAAAATTTCATCCGTCGCCAAGACTGGTGGGATAGCACCCTTGTTTTGAACTCTAGAAAGGCCAGGCTGGAGTTGATACGCCATTTATTATTACATAAGAATTTTAATCTAACTGAAGGTTCCGCCACCACCTCGCACACTTCCACCACCACGGGGACCCCTGATGTCACCATCCCCACCGAGACCCGCGAACGCCTCGAGCTGGACCCCACGGGCGTCTGGGTTGCAGTAGCCGGTATCACTCTTACACATTGGACCATTCTTGGGACCATACAACCACTCCGCGAATGCCGTCTGATCCCCTGAGATTTTCGTCACTGGGTTCGACACGAATTGACGATCCACCCCATTACGCATGTACTTGGGGAGGGGTGATCTTGAACGCCCACCATCCATAGGAATCTGACCACTTGTGTAGTTATTCACAAAAGGCTTGACACTAGGATAATAACACGCTTCTAACCTATTAGGGGCATCCGTGAAATCGGTGATGAGCACATTACCCATGGGGTTGTCCTCGGTGGGCATCTGACACTGGGATTCACCTTCAATGGTATATCCTATGGTGTCCTTTACCATATTCGACCTATAAAGAACAAAGATGACAGAGAGAACCATTGCACCTAAAACAAATATCCGTGGATCACGGCGAATGAGATAAATGAGACAACTCGCATAAATGACAAAACGAGAGGCGGCGTTAATACGATCTTCTGGGGTTTGCTCATTTATGGGCCAAAATTGTGAAACCTTATCAGCTCTGATGAGCTGCTGAGGATCATCAAACCAAACTTTCATTTAATATATATTGAGGTTTATTTTTTAGGTAGACTACCAAGCATGTTTCCCATCATCTTCATGAGAGCATCCTGGTTGAGGTTACCGTCACCGTCTTGCATTTTATCGGCACATTCCTTCGCGATATTCTCAATCATCTTTAGGGTATCATCAGGGATGGAAGTGATTGTCGTACCAAGCATGTATAGAGTTTGGAGATACTGCCAAGTTGCAGACCTGGTAGCGGCAGACATGCGCTCCCAATAAGACTTGATATTGAGTTCCTTGAGGAAGTCGATTGTATCAATCTCAGTGAGAAGGAATGACTCATCCTTCGTGGAAATCTTATCCGCATAAGGGGTGACTCCCTTCATGTAAGCATCCACAACAAGACGTGGGTTGGTGGATTTGAGTAAGTCGAAAGACGTCATCATCTTCTTAATGCCTTTTTCCTCTGGAAAAGTCTTGTGCAATTCCACAAGAAATTGACCCATCATATCATTGAATGCAGTGACAGATGCCATTTTCTTATTCTAGCGTTATAATCTTTAAGTTTAGAAAGGATCAGAAGAAATCGACTCCTTCTGTCCAATACCACCTGAAACGATGAAAAATACGAGAATCGCATTAAGGGTAGCAGGTTTGGTGTATTTATTAAGTTCTAATTTACCTTCATTGTTGAGGTGCGCCTTCAGGTGAATGTAGGCCGCAGTGATACCTCCAGCGATAAGAGCAGCACTCATGGGATCACGAAGATAGTCGGAGAGTTCCATTTAATTATACCGGGGATTTTTTGTACGCTGCTCAGGTGCGTCTCCAAAGAATACGTCATCATCATCGGATTGAGGTTGGGTCTGGGCCTGGGCCTGGGCCTGGGCCTGATGTTGAGGCTCCATTTCTTCCATCGGTTCTGGTTCAGGGGCTTGAACACCTGGGACTGTTTTGAACTCGTTTTCTAGACCAGTGGGCTCTGGGTCGGGAGCACCAATGGATTCTGGTTCCATCTCTGGTTCTGGTTCGGGATAGGGCTCTGGTTCAGGCTCACCATCGAATACATCTGGGTCTGCACCATCGCGAATTTCCCCATCTAAGGAGATGTCACGAGAATCTTGTGACATGTAGGTCTGGAGAATCTGTTGCACGGGGATGAGTTCCTTAACTGTATTCTCGATACAGAGTGTAAATCGCGTAGTGAGCTTATCATCCCTCATATATTCGCTCTGCTCATCACTGAAAATGTAAGGGTCTCTGTAGAGATCCTTGGCGATATTATTGTAGCACGTCTGGATGAAAACTTCCTCAGTTGGAAGTCTGAGGGAAATCTTCTTATTGTCCGCCTTGAGACGAACCGCAGAGAGGATCTTTGTGCAGGCAACAAATACAGCGGCTAGAAGGTCATTAAACCATGCACAACGGTTAGTGATGTTATCCGAATGGTTCTTAGACATGGCGTTAGACCAGTTGGGAACTTCCTTGAGAAGCTTCTGGAACATAATCAGAACCTTACGACCTTTAGACAAATTCGTAGCTTCGTTATGCATATCCTGAAAGACTTCAATCATGGGTGAGCACATGATGAGACACATCTGTCCAAGGTACTCCTTTTTCGCTTCGACCAATATATTGAGGTTGTCCATTTATGATTAAAGTGGTTTTAAAATTGAGATTTTACTACGCACTCCCCCTGTATTTATTTGCAATCTTCTTGAGGTTCATGAGATTTGGGAAGCTCGTATCTTCCTCCACCCGTTGTTTCTTTTCCTTTTTCTTTTTGGGAACGACCCAAGAAACATAAATATCATGATCACTCACGAGTTGAACAGTAAATCCACCAAGTACGAATTGCCTGGCGATGTATCTCGCAGCTGCACTTCGATCAAACACTGGATAGCCCAGTAGAAACCCTGGAACTGTTAAGAATATCTGTTTGTGACCAAGTTCTACCGACTGTTTAATTTTTGAAGAAAACTGTTCGTAAATTCTCGTGTAAATTTCTTTACGTATTTGCTTTCTTTTATCATCAATCTTAGTGACATCATCGATGCTGATCATTACAATTACTGCAATTTATTTTTTACCGAATCCAACTCAGCCTTGGTTGGGACCGCCACCTCTTTGACAATTTTGTAATCGAGAAACTCTTTACCAGGGGAACCATCAGAGAAGGCCTTCACATCACTAGGTACCTGAACACCGAGAGGTTGGGAACGGAGAGAAATGAGAGTGACCTTACCACTCTTTTCAACCTCATAGGAAGCAACAACAGAGAAACCAAATGAGAAACCACCTTTCTTCACAGTCATGAACATACACTCGTAGATGTCCTTCTCATCACCCTTATAATGACGAACCGTAGTCGTCTCGATGATATACGTGCATAGACCTGTACGCTTGGAGATTTCCTTATTGGCTTGGAGTACAAACTCTTCCATGTTGTCATTATCAACACTTGCTTCAACCTTTGTATATTTAGAAAGGTCTGGTCTGGGATCGTCAAGCTTCACAACTCCAATTGGTTTTGTGTACCCTGAAAGACCAAACGCCTCAGTGAAAGATTCGCGGGAAGTTGTCAGATAAATCACCAATACGAGAAGAGTGATCACGATAAAGTAATTCATATTTACTATAATGCGTTAATTTTTTTTTACAAAATACCCTATAGATAATAGATGTCGCTCCTGATCTTTAGTCCAAGATGCAAACACTCTATGGATATCATCGAGTACATTAACAAAGTTCCCCAGCTGAAGCAATTGGTAAGTTATCATAATATCAATACACAGGGTATTCCACAAAACTATAAGAACAAGATCGACCGTGTCCCCACGATGCTCACGAAGAATGGTAAGATCCTCGTAGGTAACGAGATCAAGAACTGGCTCGATTCTCTCTTACCGAAGAAAGATGTTGAGAATGGCTCGATTGGTGGTTTCGGTGGGTCTATGTTCAGTCTTGAGGGTGGTGATAACAACTCGGATATGTTTCGTCTTGATGATTATGGACAATCCCTCCAACCTGCGATGACAAAGGAATTAGAAGAAAAGATTAACCGTGAAGTATCGAAAGGTGTGGCGTATACAGATATAAAGATGTAACACACATATCATAATAGATATGAAACTTGTGACGATACAAGCTTCTGCTTTTAAATCTACATTCGAGGTACTAAAGGATATCCTTAATGATGTGAATATATACTTCAGACCGGATGGAATGTATGTCGTCACCTTGGATACTGCGAGGACCTCTCTCATTGATATGCATCTTTCCGCTGATAACTTTGAAGAATATCATTGTGATCAGGAAGAAATTATTGCTGGTATTAACATTTCGAACACTTTCAAACTTTTAAAGACAATCACAAATAATGATGTTCTCAAGATGGCAATCAACTCCAAGGAATATATGGACATCGAGATTATCAGTGAGACGAAGAAGACGAATTCCAAGTTCCAACTCAAACTCTTAGACATCAATGAGAGTCGCATCGAAGTCCCTGATGTTGAGATGACGACAATAACCACCCTCCCATCCGCAGACTTCCAACGTCTCTGTCGTGACATGTCTAACATTGGGACAGACATTGAGATTTGTCGTGAAGCTAAAAACATTCATCTAAAGTGCGAAGGTGACTTTGCCAATCAGGAAACGGTCATTGTGTGCCCCGATGAGAGTCCAAAAATTACAGGGCTGTATAGTTTAAAGTATCTGAATATCTTTACAAAGGCGACGAGTATGTGTGCGTCTGTGCAAATTATACAGGAAATTGGGAACAGGTTTTTGATTCTCAAGTATAATGTAGCTAATTTAGGGGAACTCAGGTTTTATCTAGCGACTAAGGTATCTGAAGATCCGTAGTGAAATCCTCTAGTGTTGAAAGAGTCTTTTTCATGCCTAATGTATTGGCTAAAATAATTTTGGGAAAACTCTCTTTGAGTGTCTCCCTATCATAGTATAAAAAGTCTTCGAGTGCTACTTTTTGTCCATGGAAATCATTCCTCGGACCCGAGTATCGTTTCAGCTTTTCAGTAATGTTTCGCACGGGTTTGTCATCGTGATCGACTATCCAAGCACTATTCAGGGGGATACTGAAGTGCATCGCATTATCTTCATTCTCACCAGGTTTGAAATTAATGTCATTTGAAATAGCTGTATATTGCTTACCATTGAAGTAATACCTCACACGAAGAATGAAATTCTTAACATTTTGGGGGATCAGTGTATGTCGAAAGTTTTTACCTGTAGCGTCTACGTAGTAATTCTCGAGAATACCATCTTCCCAGTCTTTACCCTCTTTCAACCAAAAATCATCTTCGATCATGTAACTCATGTCATGATCCACATCATATTCAATTTCTTCTGAAATAATTGAATAATCCCGTGGTGTGGTAAGATATTTATAAAAAAAGAAAATGGAACTTAAAAGTTTGGTAAGCATATCTTTATATGACATGGAAGGTAATTTTTTAAGTAGGTATAATAACCGAATAGATGAATGGAGTGACTTGATAAAGAAAGATCCAACAAATAAAAAAAAATATGAATCAGAAATGGCGGATTATATCATAAAATGTATGCCATTTATGAATCAATATGTCGATGATGATAGAGAAGGTATGGACGAAGTGATAAATACAGATAACATTTTCAATGTAAAAGAGACCGTCGGTTTAAAGAGAAAAGATATTTTCAGGGATTATCTCATAGATGTTGAAAAAAAAAATGTATATAAACCTATTGAACGAACACGAGATCGATGTTTAACTTGCCCTGATAGTAATCTACTTCATTTTCAAAATACGAGTGATCTCGTATGTGAGTCATGTGGTGCAATCATAGCAATGTTAATTAGTGAAGAATTGACATATAGAGAAGAGCAAGAAACATCTGAAAAGATTGTGAATTATTCATATAAAAGAGAAAATCACTTCAATGAATGGTTGTCCCAATTTCAGGCCCAAGAGATGACCTCAATACCCCCAGAAGTCATTGAACAATTGAGAGGAGAACTCAAGAAGATGAAAATTAAGAAATTAGAAGACATCACACACTCAAAAATACGCGGACTTTTGAAAAAGTTACGACTCAATAAATATTATGAGCATGTTCCATATATTACAAATATTCTCAATGGTATCAAACCTCCAAATATGCCACAAGAGTTGGAGGAATATCTACGAATAATGTTCAAAGATATTCAAAAACCATTTGACGACAACTGCCCATCAGAGAGGAAAAACTTTCTCAGTTACTCCTATGTTCTCTATAAATTTTGTGAGCTCTTGAGTGAAGATGAATACCTCCAATACTTCCCCCTGCTTAAGTCTAAGGAAAAGTTATATCAACAAGATGTCATTTGGAAGAAGGTTTGTCGCGACCTCAAATGGGAATTTATCCCGACAGTTTAAAGATTATATATTCTAAAAATGTAATGAACTGTCCAAACTATCACGTGTGTAACAAAACTGTGAAACCAGGATTGAAAGTATGCACTTCATGTTTTTGGAGATTCAAAAATGAAATTCTAGAATTCAAGACCCAAGAATGTCCAAATTGCGGTAAAATCGGTGAGTGTCTAAAGTTCCGTAAATGTGAACACTTCATGTGTATGAAATGCTTTTATAGAATGCCAGTATGTCATTTATGTGAGAAGCCTAAGTAATATAAAATTTTAAAACGTGTAACTAGTATGATTCTCATCGATCGCATCATTCGGATTCTCAAGAAAGACATTTACCTTCCCATGAAATGTTATGCGAATAAGAGACAACTCATGAATCCAAGGGATTGTTGTACATGTAAGAACTTCTGTAGGAAGCCTCCAAGTGGTGGGACTCCTGTCTATGTTAAAATTGACCCTAAGTATGACCGTAAATATACGTATTACAAATGAACGACGAACCCGCCCTACTTGCCCTCTATGATTTGGAGTCGCATGTACTTCCACATTTAGATACGATCAGTCAAGCCGACCCAGCGGTACAACACTGTCTAGAAGAAGCTCGGACACTTCTCCGTATGGCACAAGATAGTCTTCAAGCGGCTGTCCTAGATCCACAGACGCATTATGAGGAATCCCTAAGATTTTCTCATACTCTTCCTCCAATGGCAGCGCTTGAATCTTTCGCACCTCTACCTCCCGATCTGGGTGAGGTGGGTAATTCACCAGATACGCCATCTTCAGACCTGTCAGACGAAGATAGTTATGAGCCTGCAACTCCGCTGCATCATTCAGAGTTCGAATAGTCTTAAACTCTAGAACAGTCTCGTTATTAATAATGATATCCGCCCTTAAATTGCCAATCACGTGCCCCTTGAATGGTATCGTAATGATACGTTCCGATTCGTATTGAATACCATTCTCTCGTAGTAAAACTTCCATCGCATTATGATATACTCTCTCACTGTACCCAGGTCCCAATTGAGAATATATCTCTCGAGCGAATGTCTCGATGTTCATTAAACACACTTCAATTTTCTTCTTTATCTACAGTAAGATGGTGTCCACCGAAACTGCTCGTAGGCGGCTTCAGGTGGCCCGATTTAA